GTAACGGGTTCAAGCCTCGCACTAGCGCCAATTACAACAACTCTGGCCAGACCTACATCTACGCAGCCTTCGCGGAGTCACCTTTTAATTACTCACGCGCCAGGTGAGTAGTGAACAAGGATACGGTTGCCGGTTAGAATTAATGTAGCCGCACTCACTTTGTGAGCGAACGGGATCTGCTTTTCGACCTCAGCTGTCTACAGAAGAGGTTTGCTAAGAAACGATTCCGGAAACAAATATTTGAAGATTGGGGCTGTTGCGCTTACTGCGGGAAAGAAAATCCCACGACTCTTGATCATGTCGTACCTAAAGCCCGTGGCGGCTCGACGACTAGAAAAAATTTGATCGCAGCCTGCGGAGACTGCAATATTTTAAAAAGTTCAGAGGATTGGTACTCTTGGTTTAGGTCTCAAGATTTCTGGACACCAGAAAGAGAGGATCGGATTCTTCGCTGGGTAAACCAGTCGGATGCCGATCCTCTTTCGTTAATACCTGTTTATTGGGTACCGGCCCCAATAGCTGCTTAAATTACTTCTTAGCAGTCTTGGTGATTATCCCAGCAAATAGTTCAACTATTTTGTACAGTTTGTTATAAAGTTCATCGTCTTTTTTGCTGGGAGTTACGTTGACGATAGCCAAGGCGAGCACATGGACAGCCGCCAGGACGCCTACGATGTCGGCCCAATTTTCAGAGATGTAGTGAATCATGGATTTCCTCCGGTTAATATAATTCTAAGAGCATTCGTAGTTTTATGCCCGCGATACTCGATGACGCCGTCAAGTCGATTATGAAAGAAAATCCGAAGATGAGTCAGTCTTCGGCTTACGCTATCGCGACTAAACAGCTGCAAAAATCTGGCGACTTAAAGGAAGGAACTCAGGAGCCAACTAAGAAAGGCGCTCGCCGGGGTGAAATGTCCAAAGCCACTCGGGCTAAGACGCGGGCGCGTAAATATAAGGTTGAACGCGAGCGTGGCAAACAGGATGAGCGTAATACGGAGGGTCGCGACTGATGGCTGAAGTAGCTAAGAAAAAAGATCCCGAAAAGTGGGCAAGAGCTAAGGCCAAGGCACGCAAAAAACTTGGCGGCCACTCAGCGCGTGCTATGCAGCTAGCTACCAAGTACTACAAAGAAGCCGGCGGGACTTACGAGGGTAAAAAGTCTTCGGAAAATCGCCTGAAAAAGTGGGGCGATGAGGATTGGCAAACTCGCGAAGAATACGAGAAGAAAAACTGATGGAATACGATACTCCTGCAAGATCTAAAGTATTTCTTGAAAAAGAAATTACGGCTCAGTCGAGTAGCTGCCCATCAGCCACGCTAAACGTCGAGGAAAATACTAAAAACCGTAATTGGACTATTGATAAGTTTGCTTACGGTCCTTTAAATCCTGATTACCCAGATCCGGGATTTTGGGAACGTAAAGCGGATATGTGGAACACAGATATTGAACACGCACAGAGTGCTCTATGCGGGAACTGCGCCGCTTTTGATCAGTCGCCGCGAGTTCTAGATTGCATAATCCAGGGAATTAACGAAACGAAAGCAGCGGATCCTCACGATGTACAGGAGTTAGCTGATCTTGGCTACTGCCAACTATTTAAATTCAAGTGCGCGTCTAGGCGTAGTTGCGACGCGTGGTTGTATGGAGGCCCTATCCGTTGATGGCTGACTTAGCACGCGAAAAAGGCCGAACTGAGCGGTATCTCCCTAAAGCAGCTTGGGCGTCGATGTCTGCTGAAGAGCGCCTCGCTACCGATGAAAAGAAAAAAGAAGCCACCCGAGGTAAGCCCGTAAACACTCACGTCGAAAACACTGAAACGGCTAAGCGTGCTGGTCGTAAAGCACGCGCTTACAAACGCTCTCGTAACAATGGCTAAACAAGGACCCTGCTGGGAAGGTTACGTACAAGAAGGATACAAGAAGAAAAACGGGCGCAACGTTCCTAATTGCGTTCGTGCGAAGAAGAAGGCTCAGTCTTATAAGAAGTCTCAACAGTCCAAGGGCTCGTGAGTCTCATTTCGCCGCCTAATAATTCTTGAGCTTTGGATCCGTCCGGCGGAAGCTCACTGTAGAGGGGTTTTTGCTGTTCTTTTTCTTCCTTGGCCCACTCCCCGTGGAGATCTTCGACTTGCTTGTCGACTTCTCTCATCGCGACTTCAGCTCGAAAGGCAGCCCAGTCAGGGCGACAGTAATCGAGTATTCGTCTTACCCATGGCTTACGTTTGAGCGGGTACCACCTACACAGAAAAATAATGAGCTCGTAAATTAAAGCGTTTGTTTTGTTATACATGTTCTAGAATTTTTATATCGAGGCGTACTAAATCTAGCCATGGCCGAAGTTACCTTCAACCGTGAGACAGGGGCTGCGCCTGAAGGCATTACGCGCTTCGGTCAGTTCCGCACCAGCGACGGTAGCAACGTAACTATCGGCAACTACCGGACTTTTGCTGGCGACGGCGGTCTCGGTCTGGCTGACGTTTTTTCAATCACTTTTGGCACCACAGGTACCGCAACTATCACGCTGGATGCTGAAGCTTTTGCAGTCAGCAAAGTTGAGGTTTATAAAGCTGATGGCACTGTGGCCGGTACCGCAGAAGCTCCGAAGCTAAGCCGCCGATCCTCGTCTAGTTTTACGTACAGTGTGACTTCTGGTGATACAGGCACACTTTATGTGTTCCGCACTGGGCGCAGTGAAACTGAATACCGCGTTACTTTAGCGGCTGCTTAATTAAAACTTCACGTCGTAATCGGTCAGGTTCTGCCAGAGTATTTAAGGGCAGGATTTGACCGATGCGCGTTTCTCAGAAGGGTATAGATTTAATTAAAAAATTTGAGGGTTTACGTCTTACTGCGTATGTCTGTCCTGCCGGTGTTTTAACTATCGGTTATGGGCACACAGGTAGTGATGTTAAATCTGGGATGCGTATTAGTGAAGAGGAAGCCGAAAAACTCCTGTGGAGGGACACCGAAAGCGCACAGCAGACTATAAGTAGTTTTGTAACAGCTAAGATAAATCAAAATGAATACGATGCTTTAGTTTCGTTTACTTTTAACGTCGGACCCACGGCTTTCGTAAACAGCACACTGCTCAGACTTTTAAATAACGGCGCGGATCGCAAAATCGTTGCAGGTGAGTTTGCGCGTTGGGTTAAGGCTGGTAGCGATGAAGCTGTTCCTGGCCTTGTACGGCGTCGAGACGCGGAAAAGACGCTATTTTTAGAAAAGATTAAGCATCCACTCTTGAGTAAGTCACTTCTGGCTAAGCGGGATACTTGGCTCAAGCGGCGCCCTGTCGATTCCGCTACGCTTTCGCCCGAGGAAAAGCTGTTTGTACCAAAAGGCAGCGCGTGGCAGTGGGACGAGATTCGGATGTATGCAGGAGAAATGCACCAACGTGTTTTTCTCGAAGCTCAACCAAATCGCGAATGGTGGTTTTTTCCGGACCATTGGAAGATCATCAATGATACTGACCTTCAAGAAGGACCACCGAAAACTGATGGAGAAATAAAACTCGTTGTTCCTTATTTCAGTCAACGAGACAATAAAAAAGACCCTATGCGTACCTGCTTTAGTAGCAGTTGTGCAATGCTTTTAGCGACGCTCGACCCTGATGCTATCGAAGGTGACGATGAGTATATTAATGAAGTGTATAAGTATGGCGACACTACAGAAGCATCTGCGCAGCTCGCGACTTTGAAGCACTTTGGAGTTGACGCTAGTTTCATTCAAAATGCCGATTGGAGCTTAATTGAGTCTCAACTTAAGATGGGCATTCCGGTGCCTATGGGAGTGCTTCATAAAGGCCCCGTGTCGAGCCCGACTGGGGGTGGTCATTGGATTTGTTGCGTGGGTATTACAGCTGACAAAACCAAGCTTTGGGTCCACGACCCATTCGGTGAGATGGATTTGATTAGCGGCGGTTATATATCTACGGATGGTAAGTACCGTCTGTATTCCAAGAAAAATCTTGGGCCTCGTTTTCTTGTTGAGGGACCCAAGTCTGGTTGGATCATCCTGGCTAAGTAAGTTAGAGTAAGTCCCCCAACAAGTCTCACATGTCGTCTGTTGAGTTCGATTACAAAAAAATTCTTGAAAATTGGAGCGTTGATGACGAGCAAAGTAAAGCTGAGTTTTTAGACGCTCTGTATGACTTTTATGCTCCGGGCACCGGGTGCTATACGGGTTTATACCAACGATTTCAATCCGATATATCTGAGTTCTGCCGTCATCTTGTGACCCAACGCGGCACAAGCGTGGTTGAGCTATTTCGCGCTGGTTTAGAATTGTAAAAACTTAGTGAGCTGATGGCGTATCAAAGAGATTACAAAAAAGAATATGAGAACTATGATGGTACTGAGAAGATAAAGAAACGCCGTGCTGCTCGCAATAAAGCGCGGCGTTTTATGGAACGTGAAGGTAGGGTCCATAAGGGCGATGGCAAAGATGTCGACCATAAAGACAGAAACCCCCATAACAACTCGCCTAGTAATTTGCGAGTGATTGACGCTTCTCGAAATCGTACTCGTAACCCAGATTGAGTTAAACTAAACTCATGAACGGCTCTAATTTCCTACAACGCCCTGGCGGTCTCGGCCCCACGGCTGAGCGTGTGAAACCGCTCGGATCCCTGGCAACTGCTGTCCCGGCTTTGTATCAGAACACTGCCGAGATGATTGAGCTTAATCGAGCTACTCAACTCGACAATGTAAACCGGGTTTATTCCCAGTATCAGCGCGATCGCGGTGAGTACGTTCGTGAACCTGTGGGACCAACCGATGTCCAGGCCAGTAATATTGTCCCAAGTCAGCAGTTGACAGGGCCTGCTGGCTATAACCACCGCGACAATTTAATTATTCCTGATAAGGCAGCCGATCTCAGCAAAGGCGAATACTTAGTTAAAACGCAAAACACTTTAAATCCTGAGCTCCGTAACCAGCTCAAGGTTCTTACCTCTCTGCCCCAGCAGAATTTTTTAAACGCCCCTGATCCTGGCATGGCGTCGATGCCTATGAGCTACAACACGCCAGGCACGCTTCCTCTTCAGTTTCCTACGAAACCAGCAAAATGATGACTCGGGAGGCTGATAACGTCCGCATGGCGGGTATGAAGCTCGGGTGGGGACCTGCCGATTTGGCGCGAATGGTCTCGAATCCAAGCGAGATAACGGCTAGACTTCGATACCAGCAAACGTTCCCACGCAGCTAATGCAGCTTCATACCGCTGAACTTGACTGGATTACAAGTGATGCGGAAAAAGTTATTGCTAGACACGCTAGGGTTTCTACAAAAGATCCTGATCGAGAAGAGTACGAGAAGCTCTTAAGTTATTGCATAAAGCACGCACACTGGTCAGTCTTCGAGCAAGCTTCGGCGAGCTTTGAGGTTTCAACAACTAGAGCAATCTCACCTCAGATCTTGAGGCACAGGAGCTTCGTGTTTCAGGAGCTGAGCCAGAGGTATTGTGCGCCTAGCGAAACTCTAGACGTAGAGGAGAAGCCTTTTCAATTTGAACTTCGATTTCAAGCGCAAAAGAACAGGCAAAGCAGCGTGGATAGACTGCCTGTTTATATGTGCGAATCATTTTGGGAGCGGTTAGAGATTGTCGATAGTCAAATCCAAGGGTTATATAACGAGATGCTTGAAGCCGGGGTGGCTCGTGAGTGCGCTCGAAATATTCTCCCGCTATATACACCTACCCGTATGCACATGAGTGGCACAGTGCGTAGTTTTATACATTATGTAGGTTTACGAGGCAAAGAAGATACTCAGAAAGAGCACCGTGAAATTGCTTGTTCTATCGGATATCGGCTAGCCCGCGAGCTTCCGACTGTTGTTAAAGCAATTAAACAGTCAGAAGACCCTTCCTTAAAAGGATGGGATTTTATTCGGTATCTGCCTCAATAGGAAAAATAATTAAGAGTTTTGATGACCTGAGCGTGAGACGCCTCATAAGGGCGGGACAGAGGCTCAGGTTCTATCACTGAACATTTTAGCGAAGGTGACTACTGGGCTTCAAGCTCGTCTGCGATGGCGAGGAGTTCATCGGCATCACACTTCCACACGTCATGGTTGTGGTGTTGCTGGGTGTGGGCAACAGCAGCTCGCAGAGCGGCGGCGATAGCAGGCAGGTAGTGCCAGTCATCGGGCTTGCCGCTGGCTGCTTGGTTAAATTCCCAGAACACTGATTGTGCTGCGGGTGAAAGTTCAGGCATAGAAGTGGAAGCGACTACTGGATTTTAAATTCGGCAGTGATGACAAAATCATCTTCCTCGTCAATGACTTCAAACTCGGTAGCGATTGCAAGGAGTTGGGTGCGGATAACCTGGCATTGGTGCCACTGCGCATGAGAGATGAAATTGCCCATGTGCGGTGAGCTGGCCGGCTCTTGTTGATCTGGCACCACCTGATTTACAACAGCTCGCAAAACGGCAGCAACACATTGATAATCTTTCTGCATAGGGCCATCTAGCCAACCACAGTTATCCATGTAGGCGTCCAGGACTGCATTTGCAGCGGGTGAAAGATCAGACATAGAAGTGGTAATGACTACGCTGGAGGCGCTACGTTCTCCCAAGGGCTAGGCTCAGCTACCGGAGCAGGAGTTTTAGGCAAAACAGCTGCAGCCTGCTGAAGCTGCATATATTGGAGCGCTTGCTTGTGTTGATTTAATTCAACAGTGAGTTGCTGTGTTTGAGCCTCAGCCCATTTGCGAGCGTTAGCAGTCAACTCATCTAAAGCAGATTGAGCGTGGGGAAAAGCAAAAACCACACCAGCACCTTGTTTGACTGTGATCTTCTGTCCATTAGTTGTTTCAGCAAGTTCCGATAAGAATGCGTGAGCCCTATCACCTGGAATGTGTGCAAGCACACCGAGCTGCATAGGATCTACGAGTCCCCTATTCGCTTCATAGAGAGCTGAAAAACAGCTCGTAACTCGATTGGCGGTATCTTCGGTATTTTTACGCCGCATAGCCCGCTCGTTACCGATACCTGCACCACCCAGGAGTCCTCCAGCGAAAGCGAGCGAAGCGCCCACATACTGAGGAGCGCTTATCGCCGTGGCAATTCCGACAGCAGCAGAAGCAGCTACTGCCAAGGTCAGATTAGGGTTTAATCGGATCATGTTTCTGGAAAGCCGCGTCCCAGCGGTTGCTGTTTAGGTCCTGCGCAAACTCCACAGGGCTTGGGAGTCTGTCAGGGCCTTTTGCTGCACGATCGGATTGTAGGTCATAAGCTTTGATCCGGAGCCCTTTGATACCTGCAACACCATCGTTCAACACTATCTTTACATTTGAAAGTTTCAAGATGTTTACCATAGCTTCCTTAGTGCGTTCAACAAAACGATGCTTCGCTGCTGGCTTGTATCCACAAGACTTACAGAAGTTAGCGTAGCTAGGATACAAAGCACCGTAAGCATTAGCCACATACATTCCTTTTTCAGCTTCGTCAGTATTTGGTTTACGTGCACCCTGACCTACAGGAGTAACAGTGTTCGGAGCGTAGAGGCAACAGTCGTGCAGCCAAGCTACAAATTGGTTGTTGAAAAGTAGCGCTTCGATGTTGGTGCGGTTAAGAGAAGGAACGTGCTTAGTCGGGTTAGCTAAGACATCTTTCATCGTTGCATAATCCATAGACAGCGCCCAGGTCACGATGCCGCTCATCTCAGGCACGAAGGCGCCTTCGATGTGGTCGTCGAATACGCTGATTAGTTCCTTGCGCAAGCTCGGATCCACAACCTTATCCATCACGATCGTGAGACGTCGACGCTCAAGACCGCTGCTGGAGTCGTTTGAGGTGATGTGCTCGTTACTAGCGATGCAAACCAGACACTCAGGTTTGAAGCTGATAATCTCTTTACCGTACTTACGTTCAGCACGCAGCGTATCAGAAGCGGACGTCAGCTTTTTGAGCACGTCCATGCGACGGTTATAGTTCGATTCATCCGTCAGCAGCAACAGTTTTTTGCCGATGAGGTTGTAGCTCTCAAACTTGTTTGTCTCGATGACTTCCAAGCTGGACGTGTGGGTGCCGTGGAAACCAGCAAGAGCCACCATAAGCTGCTGCATGGTCGACTTACCAGTACCACCAGGTCCCACTAGGTGCAGGAAGCGCTCGCCCGCTGTGTAGCCGGTTAGCAGTGCCCGAGCAAAAGCTTGAATCAAAAGCTCTTGACCCTTATCCAACGCAGACGTGATCCACCGCATAAATTCGGGGCATTGCGCCTTGGCGTTGTATTCGTAGGGGAGTTTGTGACGAAGGTAGAGCTCTTTATGCTGACCTTCCTCAAACTCAAGAGTCGTCGTGTCAAGCACGCCGTTTTTGAATGGAATGTAGCCACGCGACTTAGTCCAGATGCTGCGACGCCCTCCGTCTGCAGATTTCAAAAGTTTGGCTTTTAGAATCGAGAACACACTGTTGATCATCGCCGCGTTGTATTTCGCGAGAACACCAGCCGTTACAAATGAATCGAGCGCTTTAACGATGCGGCGTTTGATGTGCTGCTCATCCTGATGATACCAAATATCTTGATCGTCATCGTAGTGATAAAACTGATCAAGATAGCTGTCGTATATAAACTGATCTCCTTGATTGGTGACGATAATGTCGGCTACGTCATTCTCCGAGAACTCGCGGTTCCTAGTTCCGCCTTGAAGGCTGACGAGCTGGCTAGGTGTGGAAGGCACATTCATGTCCTGCTCTTTAGTTTTAACTTTTGATTTGGGTTTTGATGTTGATGTCTCAGGCTCTGGAGAGCTGAGGTCGAATTCAGACATATCGAGAACAGCGTTGACCGCTGCCTCACGCTTGGCTTGTTCGAGAGCTGCCTTAACTTCGTTCGAGGCGTGGGTATCGAAAACAGATCGGCTAATGCGCCGGATCTTTTTCCAGGTACCCAGCTCTCCAAGCTCAGAGGCTAATGAGACTGCGGGCTGCAGCTCTTCGGGATTCCTGATGGAGTTCAGGATGCGATCAAACTTACCATCGATGTCGTGCGGGTAACCATAGATATTATAGAACGCATCCTGTGCAACTGTCAATGGTGAGACGCATAGAGCTATCTCGTTTGCTGTGCACCAGTTAGCCCATCCCAGCAGCTCCTTGAACACTGCAGCCATAGTTGAGCTGCGGTCACCGACTTCTTCCCCGTCAAGCACCGAGCGTACTGTGTTGGATACAAGCCGAACCAAGTCCATTCCGTTTTCGCGGAGTGACACCTGGTTTAAGTACTCGATTGGCTCACCACCTAGATCGGTTTCGTCGGGAGGCAGCGCAGCAAAGGCACGGATTGCTTCATTGATTTTTTCGTTCGGGATGAAGCGTCCTGGTTTTGCGAAAATCGCTTCCAGGTTTTTGGGTCCGTAAAAGAGGTTTGGAATTGTTGTTGCTCGGACATCGGATCCGGGTATTTGAGCGTAAATCTGTTTACAGAACCACTGATAAAAAGCAGGATTGATGACTGTATTTTCTAGGCCGAAGACCAGGCGGAAGCGTGGCCAACCTTCAGCTGTCGACGGGCTGTAGTAGCCAAGAGTTAAATACTTTTTACAGATATCAAGTTCTAATGCTTGCTTGACTGTGAGTTCTTGTTTTTGGACTTTGTTTCCGTTCTCGTCTTTATAGTCTGCTTGATTATCGATATCGACAATGATCAAGCCGGCTTTTATTACTCCGGTTTGATTTTTTTGTCGCTTACCATCTTGCAGGTGCCACGCACATAGGCCTGCTTGTTTACCTAAAACTTCAGCTAGTTCTTCCGTATCAAGCTCGCACGAGTCCCATCCCGAGTTAAACGCTGTGAAGTTTCCACCGGCAGCGATCTTGCCCAGCTCGGGGTCGAGGTGAGGGACAACCCCGAGGTTTACAGAGCAAATGAACTTCATGGGGTGTCGCTGAGCGCCTCTAGTATGGCCTATTTTTGGGCAGGCGAACCTTAAGACAGGATGAAGAACCCTGTAGCAGCCTGCCGCCGAGTGGGTTTGATTCTACGCCGGAGGATGAAGTTCGTAGTAATTTTTTAAAACTTGCAGCCAACTCTCGCAATCCTTTTCAACTTCTTCAGAACCAAAAGTGAATATCTGAGTATTAAATTCTTTAATTGCTGTTGTGACGATAATTTGCGTCTTAACTATCTTAATCCCTAGGCACGCTTCGGCCGCTAGTTTGTATGCGGCAAGCTGAAGCCTAGTTTTCTTTGTTTTAAAAACTCCTGATATCAGTGCTTTTTTTGTTTTTTCGTCGATTTGCTGGTTTTTTGTTGGAAAGCGTGCCGAGTAAGGTCCGTTACTGGTTTTGAAGTCGGCCAGAATAATCTCTGCGTTTGAGTTCATGTAGATCAAGTCACAGCACCCCGCGTAACCGTGACCTGTATCCTCATTGTAGTAATGTATACGTCCTACACCATCGTCTCCTACGTATTGAGACCAGCGTGGTTGATTAAACGGCTTCTCGCTCCAGAGAACTCGACCACCATCTAGCAGCTCATCCAAAACTTCAGGCACTCCATCCCAGTATGGTTTATACTGCTCTGATGGTATTACTCTAAGCCCACGTAGATAATCCTCTACGCTATTGTGAATCCAAGTCCCTCTAGTGGCCGCTGCGTCAGCCGCCCCTGGATTCATCAAATTCCAGTGAGCTAGCTTTTTACGCGTTGTTTCAGACTGAGTCGCACTCAGAACAGAAGTTACGGAAGGAAGAGGCTTAGGAACACCAGCGCAAAGATAGTGCCTTAATCCGTTGATCGTTACTCTTGTATCGGACACAATTTACGTGTCAATTCTTAAATATATTAGAACGAACTTGACATTACGGGACCATCATCTTCATCATCTTCGTCTTCTTCGTCATCGTTTAAAAAGAACTCAGATTTTTGATACTGATATTCACGATTTCGTTGATCCAGTTCACCCATTAGACAAAGAGCAGCTGAGAACCCTTCAATGGTGATCTCAGCGCAGTCTTCAGGCGAACGAGCATTTCCTTGGTAATCAACGCATTCTGTGAGCAGCTGCTGGCCCACAAGTAATGCAGTGATTTTATCAAGCTGACGGGTCTGCTCTTTCTGCAGTTCGATTAACTGATCTAACTGTCGAAGAAGACGCTTGCTCATAGCTTGAGGTCCTGTGGGCGGTGCCAATTTACTTCGAAATCGATAGTTGTATTGACTTGAGCTGCTCCTGGTTTTTGAAACACGAACCACGCAGACGTCACAGGATCTTTTGAATTAGTACCATCAGCACGGAATGAAGGCCTTGGGCTTAAGATCTTAATGTTTGTGAGAGATGCGTCCTGTAAGAAATCTTCGCGTGCCCGTGTGGGCTCAAGAAAAGTTAGCCTATCTAAAACGCACACACCTTTCCTAGCTGCTTGAAGACCACACTCTGTTACCCATTTTGTGTAGTCTTTCATTCCTTGAGTTATCGCTACAACCCAGTCAACTTTTCCTTTTTGCTGTGACCACCAATCCAGGTCTACAAGGTTCTCCTCGCAGTTATTCGAGAGTATGTCACTTACGTTTGCCTTTCTGACTTGTTTCTCTAAGTCTCCTTCAGGGTCATATGGCAGAAGGATCACACCATCCACCAGGCCTGCATTACGGATAGGATCAAAGATGTAGCGAGGTACGCGGTAAAAATTTGTCATGTCGGAACAGTTGATAGACAAGCTCCGCTCGCACTTGACGCTTGAGCAGCAGTTCACCCACCGCGCCTTTCTGGACGGTATGAGCAAGCTTAGCCCTAAAGAGGCCCGCGAGGTACTGGAAGTCGTTTACGCGAACTACTTGATACGAGCAAAGCTGTTAGAGAATATCGTAAAATACTGTGTTGCTTATGGTGTGCACCTACCTTCTTTTGGTGACTTGCTTGAGCTATAGGCACAAAAAAGGAGCGCTTGTGTGGCGCCCCTTGGTGTGAACAATCCGAGTAGAGCTTACATCAGAAATCCAGTCCAGCAGCTTTTAACGCTGCTTTCTGCTCATCCGTAAGATCTTTCTTGGGCGCAGCCTTCTTAGCACTAGGCGGCTCTTCGGCTTCTGGTTTTGAACCAGGTGTACCAGCACCAGCGGGAAGCGCGGCCAGACCGGCGGGTGCGACGCCATCTAGACGCTTCGGGTTAGCTTCCATGAAAGCTTCTTTAATCGCCGCGTGGTCTTCTCCCAGAGGTAACTCAACCAAATGAGCGCCGGAGATAGTGCTGCGTAGAGCAGACGCCACCAAATCTCCTGAACCAGCGTCAAGCCAATTACTGATGTCTTCGATGAGCTTTTGCTCTTCATCCGTTTGAGCTGGACGGTCTCTGAACTCTAGGACGTTGTAATTGATCTTGGCTCCGTCAGCTCCCGTCATCGGATCTCGTTCGTTGAAAGACTTTTGAACGAACTTAGTTTCCGTAATAACTTCACCAACGTTTATACGGTTATTATAGAGCGTCTGGAAGTACGAGATGAAGTTCCTCTGAGACGACTTACCACTGATGATGCTAGTGCATACACAGCGAGGTGGAAGCAGACGGTGATTAGGTGAAACACCAATGTAAGCGATGCGAATAAACTCTTCGTGCGCTCGCATACCGAGATTGCCGAAATACGGCGTGAATCCAAGTAAGACAAACGAAATCGGTATCCCATTACCGTTACTGTCGACGATCGCCGCTTCGCTGTCAGTAT